AGCATTTGAGTATTTTAAGATAATGTGAGCTCCGTGGTGAGATCATCTAGTATTCAGAAATAATCAAATGCCGGTAATAGGTGACAGAAGCAAGGATTATCACCACAAATCTTCATTGTCTTCGTATTGGTCATCTACCATATATCTACCGTATTTATCTTGTGTCAATTCTTTATGACTATTGAGATAATTAGTTATAGCATCGTCTATCTTCATATCAATCGTGATATCGTTCAGATTGACTATATTGGCTAGATTTTGATCTCCTGCCTGGAAATTCTCTTGAGGTGTATCTTTAAATATGGATTTCTCTAGATCCATAAAGAATTTGTCAAAGTCAATCTCTAGATCTATGAAAACTATTGGAGTTTGCATGTAATCTCCCAGAATATCTACCCTTTTCCTTTGGTGTTTGAACATTTTCTGTTTTCTAGTGATCATCATATCTCTTGTTGATTGGATCCAAGACAATCTGATGACGCCGGATCGTATCATATCCAGTATAATATCGAATAAGTGACTCAATAATCTATACATCTTCATCATCCTAATAACATCATCAGAAGGCAGACCTCTGTCCCTTATCCTACTGTGTAAATATTTGATACCGTAGGTATAATCATTTTCAGCAGCAGCTAATACCATCAATCTTACAGCATCCTGATAGTCCGATTGATGCTTGGTTTGATATTTGGAAGGGTCTTCACCTAGTGATGAATATATTGTTCTCATATCCTTAAGTGATTTGCCTATTATACCTGGTTCTATTTCTCTTATCCTAATGAATGACTCGCAAAGTGATCTGATAGTCGCCAGAGGATGATATCGCCTGAAGAAGACAAGGTCAGGAATAGACAATGCTCTCAAATCAATCTGAATCTTAAACACTCCATCAGATTGCAATCCTACTAAATGTTTTTCATGATAAGGTAGAATTTTATCACTGACCTCTCCTATATCCAATGGTGTACGACTTTCATAGACTTTACGATGTACCTTGAGTGAAAAGGCTATAACATTTCTTACTTCAAATATATTTTTAGGATCCATTAATTCAGGAACAAACCACATCATCAATTCGTCGTCACTGTTGGCCAATATTCTGCTCAGATAATATCTATAAGTATTCCCTTTTGTAGTTGAAGAGATATCAGTGATGAGATCATGTTGTTCTTCCTCTGAACCCAAGTATAATGTCATAGAATTGGGTTTGTACTCGTCATTTCGCTTGATGAAATTATTATACTTGAGTAGCCTGCTGTAGCTGAGGGCTATCGATCTGAAAGCCGTACTTTCTTTCATAGTCTTGTTATCTTCATAATTGAATCCTGAAGAAGGTATACCGACCATATATACTTGATAAGGTTTCAGAGTGTCATTCACTGGATATGTCAGATAGTGGTCATATTCCGGTAATCCTTCAATAACTTTAGGAGAATAACCATTTATGCTCACCGAATTCAAACGAATACTATAAGCAATATTATTTTCTTCTAGAAACAATATTAGATCAAGGACATTTGCTTGGTCTTTTCCAGTGAATGAGACATCACAATGAACCCATTGATAATCCGTCAAAAATCTAAGCGTAGAGGTCTTCGTTATATCATAAGATTTCCTAAATTCAGTTTTCGGGTGGAAGTACACAGACGTGAATGTATCAATTCTTGAAAATGAAGTGAAATTCAGTCCTAGATCTTTAGAGATATAGAGTCCGTCTCCTCGGCCCGCCGTCAAGTCGCAAATACTCATATGTTCATCAACATAACCTTCATTTTTCAGCATAGAAAATAGTCCATATTGGGCAGTCATCGAGTCGGATCCGGTGATACTAGTGAATGTGTCAGGTTCAGAGGCAGTATCAACGCATTTTCTAGCATATCTAAGTAATGGGTCAATATCAGACAATGTTTCCATTGATGTCATGGACAATTGGGTCATTATATAAGAACATGATCTTATAGAATTAGGTATCCTTTCATTACCGGTTAACGTTGTTATTTGTGATAGTGTTGGGAGGACAGTAGGAACAATCACATCCGCTAGATTAGTACTCGACGATACTTCATCCAAGATATCTAATAGTCCGGAATCTTCAATTGATATCATTTCATTCAATCTTATATATCCTATTAACCTCATCTTAGCGGCAAGATTTGGATCAAGGAATAGTAAGCCAACTTCAGATAACTTGGTCCTCTTCAATTCATTTATCATCTTTCTCGTGTTCAATTTGAATGAACCTGCTTCCATTTTCGAATGAAATTGATATAATAACAAGTATTCGCATATCAATATCCTTGAAATATCATCTCGTTTGTCTTCTAATTGATCAACTTTCTTTCTGTATCTGTTGATTATCCCTATTGACACTTTATCCACTCTTTCATCATTTAATATGTCCCGATACCTTATAGTTAGTGTGGTAAATTCTTCATCCAGTGGCCAATTATCTCTCAGGTAAGAGAGACATGATGATTGTAATGTCAATGATATTCTATCTCCCTTGTCGATCAACGATACTCTTTGATGCTTCTTCATACCATTCAAGAGATATTCTCTGATCATTATTATTTGATCGGATTCTTCCATGTCTTGTATTGACTTATCCAATCGTGAAATTTTTTCTATCAAGGGCTTCCACGAATCTCGTTCGATTCTCATTGGATGATATCTCATATATTCTTTATCGAGATAAATAGAATAATTGAGGGTTATTTCTGATATGAGATCCCTTGTGACCATATGGCTGCTCTCAGTCTGTTCCAAATTGGGCATTATAGCCATCTCCATTAGCTCTGGTAGATGTAGATACTGAGTGGCCATGTATCTAAATCTCAATTCACTGAATTTATGTTCCCTGAATTCACCATAACATGTATATATCCCTTTAAGTTTATAAGTTGTGGGTCTAGGGGTTATGAATTGAACATCCTGTATCGTGCTTGACGGGATTAGGTTCCATCTTGTAACCACCCTGGATGTAACTCTTGATTTGCTTCTCATAGCCATAAGCAATAATAATCGGAGTCTAATATAATCGAAATTAATATTACTATCTAACCATCCTGAATCGAATATGATTCTCTGAGATAAATCTACGGTGTATTGTAATACTCTATTTTGCTCAGATCTTATATAAGTGGTGTTGGAGAATCTCATATTTGGTATTCTATGTAGGATTTCCCCCCCTGTTTCATTTGGACTGAAGTTCCATAGTTCACTTATGGTCTGATTTGTCAAAGTCTTCAGGGCCAAATTACAAGCCAGAACACAGTCCAAGTTGTCTAATTCTGTCCATGAGAATTGGTTCTTCAACAATTTAGTAATTAACCATTTAGTAACTGCAACCAATCTGGCGGCTATTAATTCTTCTTTGTTGCCTAGCATCCTATCATCATCTAGCAATTCTCCCTTATACCTAATTTCATTGCCCATGTCGGGGGTATCGTACACTTTTATACCGCCATCGAAATGCATAGGGCTGCATTTTCTCGCAGTAGCCAGACAATTTGAGTCAGAAGTTTCTATGAGCTTGTCATCATACAGGGGTTCATCTACTGAATGTAGATTTATTTTTGGAAACATGGCTGATCGCCTATCCAGCAAGTATTGAATTATATCTGATGTTGATGATAAAATTCCGAATTCCGCCCTTCCCTCAGATGCACCTATTCTTATGTTCTGCATTGTCCTAACGACTAGTGATTGTCTTAACCGGGATATTGATTTGATGAATGATAATAGGCCTGAACTCGTTTCTATCTTATTCACTAAGAGATCAATGAAATGGATTGAGGTATTCTCGTAATAAAACTGAGCTATCCGAGGGTGAAAATTATCACGGAATATCTCTATCAATTCCGATGATAAGCCTGAATATTCTTCACCCAGTTTGATCAACTTCAGCACATTTTTGTTTTTGGCTCTCCACTTTATCATGGACTTAATTGATTGTGAGATGCTTGTTACAGGGTCAGTTATCTTTATCTCGGATGGCCAATAAGATTTTATCAATCGTGTTTCATTAAGATTCATCTCGTATTCTGAATCAACTGATAAATTTCTCTGCAAGTAACCTAAGAAAAAAACAGGATTTGAAGAATATTTCACAATCCATTCTTTCATGTAATGAAGTGATTTTGACATTCCGGAGCTGTGCCCAGATAAAACTAAATTCAGAGTTAAGCTACCCCCCAAACCCCCCAGGTTGACAGGAAGATAAGTCCAGTAGAATAATAAGTCCATAATGAATCTATCATAGATTTGTAGATATAATAATCTATCTGGTTGATCCGCGAACTTCTTCTTATCAACTGTATCTTCAAATGTTTCTCGTATCGCCTGTCCTAATAGATCTTTATTCATCAATTTAGGGGATTTCTTTATATAAGCACTTATATCATTCATTGCGGCATCAAGAGTAGATTCTAAATTATCTTTTGAAAGAATCTGAGTGTCATCTTTAATTTGATATAGTAACACTGATAAGGCAGGGGGTAAGTTTTCAATACTCAAATAGCTCCTTTCCGGTGCCTTAGATAATATTATGTGGGGGAGCCTTGCAAGGAGGACTGCGATTTTGTAATTCTTTAAGTAAGTACAAGTATCCACGTGATTCGTCATCTCAAGGGCCGAGGATATTGATGAGCATATTCCGGCAACTTCTATAGATTCGGAAAATAACATAGGATTATTTGCACCACTGGTCGATATCAATTTCTTTAGCGTAGAATCTGCCCGTTGGCCATCAGCATAATGCTGCCTCAACATGGTGACTCTATGCTTTGAAAGATTAGTTTGACTCATCTTTGCCACCATTCCGAACTTAATACAATGGCTAGTTATCTTATTAAATGTGGCTTCCATACTGGCGGTAGATGCTTGAGGTATACGTAAAAGAGCATTCACATCATCTGAATAAACCATTATAGTATCAACATCTATATCGGTCATAGACCTTAATAATTTCATCATTATGAGGGTATGGAGTGTCCAGAACGGATTGAGCCAACCCTCAATACCTCCGAATTGACCATTCGAGACTATGACATCGTCATTATATTCGTCATAATGATATATATCTAGTGTTGAGAAATAGTGCGGTAAATCACCCCATCCAGTCTCTCCAAAAAGCATGCCACAGAATTCGGCCAATTCATTAGTATTCCCGTATTGCATTGATTGATTATGGCCCTCTATGTCTAACATTAGTGAATAGGTATCTTTCTTAAGTAGACTCTGTGCAGCTGTATGCAATAATTCTTTCCTCTTCTTATCACTGGGAGTCATCAACTGCTCATCGAAATAATTTAATGCTTTCTTCAATTTGGTTGCCACAACACTAAGTGCATGTTTATTACTTAATTCTCCATTGGCATATAGTCGGGCCTTCCTCTTTTGCTCACGTTCTTTTGGAATCAATCTGACAGGTCTTTTTGTCTTTACAAAATTCTCCTGTTGATGACCTCTGGATATCTTTTGAGCCTTGGGAGTGAAATCCTCATCTTTAAAGAATTCACCTAATGTATATTCCGATGTTTCTATAACTTGGAGTAATTCTTTTCTACTATCACCTGGTCCAAACTTCACATTTTTTCGTAAGGCACCTTTATCCTTCGCAAACTCTAATGCATCATCAGTCATGGTATTATCCATACAGTTGAATATTGTTATATCCTCCCACCATGATAAAGGCATAGATTCGATACTGGCGAAATCATGTTTGTTGACATATAATCGAAGTGCATTTCTCTTCCTGTCAGATCCCAACAAAGTGGGGATTCCATTGTGCTTCTTACAATATGACAGAAAAAATAGCTTTTTGGCCAATAATACCATTTGATGAACAGCATCTGTTTCATAAGGCCTCTTGGTATGAACTCTTTCCAGATATTTTTTGATTCCTCCCTCAGTATCCACTTCAGAGTAATAGATGAACTTGTGCAGTGATGATAATTCTTGCAACTCTTGTCTGGATAATTTACCCCTAAGTGCCAATATTTTCATCAATGGACTCTTAATAGCCAAGTTGAATTTCGGTTCATGGAGAATTACACAGAGATAACTCATATCATATTCTTTCTCTATGAATTTTTGATCTAGTAGATGCATTTCTGTAAGGATGTCCATTATTGGTTCCCAATTCATAATGAATTCTTCATCATAATCAGACAGATTGAGAAGGAGTCCCTCCAAACTTTTCATAAAGTCTGTAACATCATTATGATTATATCTCGGATTTGTTAAGTCTATTAGTATCTGCAAAAAATCAGATGCCCAAGCATATTCTTGCATCGAACCTATTATACTCATATTATTATTTATATCGGAAAGGGTGAACATATAATCGAAATATGTGCTTGGACCACAGAACCAGATATTCATGCTAGAGTGATATAATTGAAAATGACCAGGTGTCATTATTAAGACAAATGAATACATGTCACAATTTGCATGATATACATATGAGGCATTTTCCAAGAGCATGAATTGGGGCTCACTGCATTTTCCTAATATACCTATTTTTTTGGATATATCGGATTTGCTTGCTCGAGCTATGAACATACGTAATCTTTGTATGGTGCAAAGAAAATGCATGTAGGGAGATAATGACGGCGGTGTAATCCCTTGCTTGTATTCTTCTCGCATCAGTATTGAATTTTCATAGCCCAGTGATTGTGAAGCAAAGGATGTGGCAGATAAGTGGATCAATTCTGTCCTCGTTCCGTATCTCTGTTCTGCCATTAATTTAAGGACATTGATATCATATGAGTTGACAATAGGCAAGGTTGGATTGTACTCGAGTATTTCTTTCCTGATTTTATTTATTGTCCTAAGATCAGTGACGTGATGACCATGAATTTGATTACTAATTCTTTCAGTCCCATTTTCAATGTAATAAATAACAGATTCCGGATACGGTATGAGAGGACTGTTAAGCCTTGCAGGGAGCCGAAGATGTTCTATAGTTCTAGTTTGAATGAATTTTGGTTGAAGCTTTCCAGGGAGTTCCTCGATTTCGGGGTAGGAATATTTGATGGAAGTGTCCTTGAATCTGGGGAGTTCTAAATGTTCATTCAGAGAATCAGCAAACATGTGCCTGGAATTGAATCCCTTCAAAGTTGTAC